TATTGTTCATTACCTAGATTAGCTATTAGTCCCCTTGTATAACTTAAAGGTGGTCGTATAAAATTTTTTATAAAAAAATATGCAAAATCTACCTTTTTAGTGTTGACACAGGTATAAATAACATGCTACAATATCGTATAAGGTAGAGACTTCAGAAACTAAGGATCTCTAAAGTCATCAATCTATCGTATCTAATCAGCTCAACTCAGGTAATGAACAATATGGCGAACAAGTTCAGGAATCCAGTCAACAATAGTCGATACACTCGACAACTGTTTTATGAATGCTATGAAGGTGCGGACAACAGAGAACTCGTACTTTACTCGCTAAAAGACGTTGACCACGAAGGATATCCCTCACTTTATCGACTTTATATGGCAATGGACGACCCAACAGAGTACGAATTTGCAATGAAGTACTTCGATGGTTGGGAACACTGGCAAATGATTACCAAGGCTTCATGGTTCAAGCCTTACGTTGTACGCTGGCGCGAGGAACTTCGCCTGCGAGAGGCAGCAAAGCGCATCAGAGCGATACGCGAAGAAGCAGATGAAGGCTCACGTAACTCACTACAAGCCTTAAAGTACCTCCTAGAGCGTGGTTGGGAACCAAAAGAGACGAAAAAGACGCGTAAAGAGGTGGATGAAGAGGCTGAAGAGGTCAAAGAGACCATTTCTGTCAAGGATCATGCCAAGAGGCTTGGTATTTCACTCGTAAAGTAAGGAATAGCTAGTGGCTGGTAGTTTAACATTCGTTGCTGACGGTAATACGACCCAAGGTCTGTTCGACGCAGACGGGAACATTCGTGTTACACTGAACGACACCAGCAACACTTATGGTGTTTGGGCCAAGAACGGCACTTTTCGTGTTACTTACGAGTCCACGAACACTACAGATGCCCTCCACGCAGCTGATGGATCGTTTAACTTCTGGGTAAACGGCAGTGGTTACGTTTATTTCAAGAGTGGCCTCCTAGAAGCTTGGAATTATACGCCTTACCTGTACACTCTCTCTGGTGCTTCGACTCTTCTTGTTGGAGAGACCAGTGGTTGGGCTGTTGACTTCACAGATAACTCTGCTAGGGTCATCGATACAGTCACCCCAGCCAATAATTACAGTTCTTACGCTAATCGTGGGTTGTTTACCTACGCTGCCCCGTCAAACAAGACAGTTCACAAGTCTGGATCAGTCAAGTTTGAGAATCACAACCTTTGTATTCAGTCTCAGACGTTTGATAACGCCTCTTGGGTAAAGTCTAACGTCACAGTCACTGCTGACGCTGTTGCTGCCCCTGATGGCACCATGACTGCAGACCAGATGGTGGCTATCGCAGGTACTACACCAAAGGTTCTCGACTGTGCTAACATTACAACCCTTGTTGTCCCTTATCGTTGGTCAATCTACGTAAAGGCAGCTGTAGGGTGGACTTGGGTACAGCTTCGTGTTGGTGCTGGTCTCTCTGGTACTGCTTTTGCTAACTTTGATATCGTCAACGGTACAGTTGGTACTGTTACGACCTTCACGAACGCCACAATCACTTCCTTTGGGAATGGTTGGTGGAAAATAGGCGTTAATATCACGCCATCGGCCGCTACAGGCCCATTCGTGATTCAAGGGGCCTCCGGTACCGCAATGGCACGAGGGGCTTCTACGACCGACGCAGGCGGCGAGGGAGTGTATGTGTGGGGAGCTGAAGTCAAGAGGTTCCCGGTACACGACGACAACACCCTTAGCGCTTATGTAACTACTACGACTGCAGCTGTCTACTATGCCCCCATTGAGACAACGGCAGCTGGTACAGTTCTTGGCTACCTTGCAGAAGACGCTAGGACAAACCTAGTTACGTACTCTGAGGACCTTTCTCAGGCTTCGTGGATCAAATCCAACTGCACAGTGAACTCTAACGCTACAACTGGTCCAGATGGACAGGTTCTGGCTGATGAAGAGGTGACTACCTCCACAGCTGGTGTTACGTACGTCCAGCCAACCCTAGCGGACAGCTCTACGTACACGTTCTCGGTCTACGTCAAGCGAAGCACAGGCTCTTCCGACTGGGCACGTATTGGATGCGTGGACAAGTCTGGTGCTGCTCACCGTGGTTGGTTCAACGTTCAGACTGGTGCCAAAGGCTCGACTACTGGTACAGTTCTCTACTCCAAGATGGTTGATCTTGGTAGTGGATGGTACCGTTGCTCTATTTCGTTCCCGTCAGCCACGGGTGCTGGTACACCTACAGCTGGTGTGTCCCCGGCGACAGCCGATACGGTCAACACTTGCGTTTCTGGCGACAAGATCTACATCTGGGGTGCTCAGGTCGAACTTGGTGAATTTGAAACCTCTTTGATCAGGACTTACAGTGCTACTGTGACTCGTGCAGCAGATAGCCTTAGGCTCCCGACATCACAGTACGAAAAGAGCGATACTACTCGTACGATGATTGTCAAGGCTATTGATCCTAAGGGTAGCTACACTTCAACCTTCCGTGTTCTAGCAGCGTCTGATAATAACGGTTCTGCAGACAGGCATCAGCTACGTAAGACCTCTGCTGCTGCAACAACGTCTGCCTTCTTGTCGACAGCCTCTGTTACACAGGTGAACGATGCCCCTGCTGGTTCTATTACAGTGGACACAGCCTTCAAGGTTGGTAATACAGTACAAGCTAACGACTCAGCCACTGCTCTAAATGGTGGAGCTGTTACAGCTGATGCTTCAGTTACGATGAACGCCACTTCGTTCTCGCGTATCGGTGTTGATCACTCTGGTAATAACTTCAACGGGTACATCCAACAGGTTACGTACCTACCCCGTAGAATTACTAACGTGGAGCTACAAACAAAGACAACATGATACTCCTAATGGCACACGCCCCGACAAGAGCGGATTTCATCTCTAGGATGAAACTTAACGGGTGGATGCGAGCGGACGGGACTGTAGACCACAACGTGCAGATCGATGAGATCGGACCAACGTACAAAGATGGGGTCAAGGTTGACGGATGGCACGCAAACATCAGGATTTTCTTAGACCAAGAACGATCTCTCCTAAAACAGAAGGCAACTGAAGAGGTCGTTACCAAGGAAGTTACTGAAGAGGTAATCCTTAAAGAAGAACCAATTCTTGTAGCTGCTGTTATTGACGCACAGCCAATCTTTAAAGATATTGTTTTAGTTGAAGAGAAACAGCTTGTCGAAGTGCAAGCTACGGCATCAAAAGTACCAGCAGGATACGCTGACCCAAATGGGGTTCGATTCTTTGATCCTTCTGTTGTAAAAACCCCATACAGAACATGGCAGTAATTTATGGCTCCTTCAAATGCTCAGACCAAGCAGCTAATCAGGGAACGCGCAGAAGCAGATCTTGAAACATTTATTACCCTAGTACACCCTCAAACCGTACTAGGTTCTATTCATAGAGAGCTTATAGGATGGTGGAATCGGAGTAATGCGTCCTCGCACCAGTTGGTGCTGTTACCCCGAGACCATGCTAAGTCGAGGATGGTCGCTTACCGAGTTGCATGGGAAATAACGCGTAACCCTGCTATTCGCGTCCTTTACATTTCGTCTACAGCTAATCTAGCTATTAAGCAGCTAACGTTTATTAAAGACATTCTAACATCAGATATCTACCGCTCGTTCTGGCCCGAAATGGTTCATCCAGACGAAGGCAAACGTAAGAAGTGGACGGAGACAGAAATTGCCGTTGATCATCCACTCCGTCAAGCTGAAGCTATCCGAGATCCTACTGTATTCACTGCTGGCCTTACTACGGGCATCACTGGAATGCACTGCGACATCGCCGTCCTTGACGACGTGGTTGTTAAAGAGAATGCTTATACAGAAGACGGTCGTGACAAGGTTAAGTCACAGTACTCTCTCCTTAGCTCAATTGAAGGTGCTGAGGCACGAGAGTGGGTTGTAGGTACTAGGTACCATCCTAAGGACCTTTACAACGATCTAATGCAAATGGAAGTGGAAACATACGATGACGAAGGAGAACTCGCAGGAGCTTACAATCTCTACGAATGTTTCGAACGGCAAGTTGAAAATAGAGGTGACGGTACCGGAGAGTTTCTTTGGCCTCGCCAACAGCGATATGATGGTAAGTGGTTTGGGTTCGATTCTTCAATTCTTGCTAAAAAGCGGGCGCAGTATCTCGACAAAACCCAGTTCCGCGCCCAGTACTACAACGATCCGAACGATCCCGAGTCAGCCGCTATCAATCGATCCCTTTTCCAGTATTATGAGCCAAAATTTCTTACAAGATCTGAAGGCAAATGGTATTATAGAAACAACAGACTCAACGTCTTCGCAGCAGTTGACTTTGCCTTTAGTATAACTAAGAAAGCTGACTTCTCATGCATCGCTGTCGTAGGTGTAGATGCACAGCACAATTTCTACGTTCTAGAAATAGATCGATTCAAGACCCAGAAGATTTCAGATTACTTTCAGGCTATCTTACGACTCCACCAGAAATGGGACTTCAGGAAGATTCGTTGCGAAATGACCTCTGCACAGCAGGTTATCGTGAAGGACCTGAAGGATAACTACATAAGGCAACATGGGCTAGCTCTATCGATTGAAGAGTTCAAACCCACAAGGCACGAAGGTAGTAAGGCGGAACGTATTGAGGCTATCCTACAGCCACGGTACGAAAACCGTCAGATGTGGCACTACATGGGTGGTAACTGTCAGGTTCTAGAAGAAGAACTTGTCCTACAGAATCCCCCTCATGACGACGTAAAGGACGCTCTAGCTAGCGCCATCGACACCTCGGTAGCACCATCCAGTGCTGGACAAGGAAACGCCCAGAGGGCACGTCAGATGCGTAGAGAGAGTACACACACAAGATTCGGTGGAGTTGTTTAATGGCGGGTAAGACACTAGACCTAAACGATGTAATCTCGAAGGACCAGTTGGCCTGTCGGGTTGCTATGTTTTGGCAGGACTGGAATAACGCTCGTCAGACCAAGATCACTGAATGGGTGGAGATCCGTAAGTACGTATATGCTACCGACACAACCAAGACCTCCAATTCGAAGCTGGATTGGAACAACAAGACAACTATTCCTAAGCTTTGCCAGATTCGCGACAATCTGTACGCTAACTACATGGCTACGATGTTCCCAAAGCGTCGTAACGTCATCTGGGAAGGTGCTACAAAGAATGACGAAGACAAGGCTAAGTCTGATGCCATCCGTGACTACATGCAGTATTGCATGGATCAGCCATGGTTCAAGGACGAGATTGCTAAACTAGTTTATGACTACATCGACTATGGTAATGCCTTTGCTACCGTGGAGTGGAGAGACGAGCGTGTTGAAGCAGCCAATGGTGTCAATCAGGTGGGATTCGTTGGTCCTGTACCAAGACGTATTAGCCCATTGGACATTGTGTTCAACCCTGTTGCTCCCTCATTTACTGAATCACCTAAGATTGTACGGTCCCTAGTATCAATGGGTGAGGCTAAGGAAGTTCTAACTCGCCTTACCAAGACCCCAGACGAACTACAGGTAGCCGAACAGGTTTATACCTATATGAAGGAGCTTCGGCACAATTCTCAGAATTGGTCGGGCAATGTCCACCAGAAGGATGAGTTCCTTTCCGTAGATGGGTTCGACTCGTATCAGCGTTACCTACAAAGTGACTATGTTGAGCTCCTGACCTTCTACGGTGACCTGTACGATAAGGAATCCGATGAGTTTCTACGTAATCATATGGTGGTTGTGGTTGATCGACACAAGATCGCTTATAAGGGAGCTAATCCGTCGTACTTCGGTAAGGCACCGATATATCACATCGGCTGGCGTAAGAGGCAGGACAATCTATGGGCAATGGGTCCCCTCGATAATCTTGTGGGTATGCAGTACCGTATCGATCATATTGAAAACATGAAGGCCGACATGTTCGACCTTACAGTGTTCCCTCCCCTTAAGATCAAGGGCTTCGTTGAAGACTTTGTATGGGGTCCAATGGAGCACATCTACTGTGGTGAAGAAGGTGACGTCGAGGTTATGACACCTCGTATGGACGTTCTTCAGGCCAACGTTGAAATCTCTGCCATCGAGATGAAAATGGAAGAGATGGCTGGCGCGCCCAAGGAAGCCATGGGTTTCCGTACCCCCGGCGAGAAGACAATGTACGAAGTCCAGAGGCTTGAAAATGCTGCCTCTCGCGTCTTCACTAATAAGATTGGACAGTTCGAAGAGCAGATCACTGAGCCTATGCTAAACGCTATGCTTGAACTTGCTCGTAGGAACATGGAGAATACGGTCATTCGTGTTGTAGATGACCCTCTAAAGATTGTTAAGTTTAAGGAGCTAACTGCTCAAGACATCACTGGTTCAGGACGTATTCGTCCAATCGCTGCCCGTCACTTTGCTGAGAAGGCAGAGATGATCCAGAACCTCACCAACTTCTACGCAAGTGCTATTGGTGCAGATCCAGACATCAAGGCTCACTTCTCTTCAATCGGCATCGCTGAGATGATGGAAGAGATTTTAGACATCGAGGATTGGGAAATCGTTCAGCCGTTCATCCGACTAGCTGAGCAGCAAGACGCCCAGCGCTTTATGCAAGCCGGTCAAGAAGAAGTTATGACGGAGGCTATGACGCCTGCCGGTATTGCACAAGGAGACATAGGATAATGCCTAAAGGACAAAAGCCTGCCCCTGTTCCGGGTAAGAAGCGTTCAGCTATTGTACCGAGAGGCTCTCGTGCCTCTTTCACGGCGAAAGCAAAGAACGGTGGTACATATGAACACACCTACGGACGCACTGTCGCTAGAGATGCTGCTGGTGGTGCACGAGGTGGCGGATACCATGTAACTTCTAAGAAGAAGAAGTAAATGCCAGCGATGAAAAAGGGAGACCGTAAAGGATCCCCCGGATACGAGACTCATACTGGTCAGGATGGTTCCACTACTCTTATTCGTAAGGGATCACCATACGATGAGCTACAGAAGCGCTTGACATCCTCAGGACTCAGTGGTCGTCAGGCAGCTGGTGTAACTGCAGATCAGGCTAACCGTAGGGCAGCTAAGATCTACAGTGCTCAGAAGAAGAAGGAGCGTAAGGCTTGAATAAAGGAATTAGCACTGCTTGGACTAAGACAATTAAAGACCCAGAGAAAAAGCAGAGCTTCGAAAATCTACTACGTAACAGCACTCTCGTTAACAGCAGACTCCTAGAGATACTTCAAGAGATGTACGAGTCTGAAGAGAATTCCTCAGTAGATTACGAGAGTGCTTCATGGTCCCACAAACAAGCGGACCGCAACGGAGCAAGGCGTGCAATCAGACAGATCATGACCTTGTTTGAATATATGGAGAGCAGATGACCGATCTATTTAGCTCGGCGGCACCAGAGTCGCCTACATTCGATAGCACGACCCCTCAGCTAGACGAATCAAAGAATTATCTGGAAGAGCTTGTAGGAGAAGGTAAGAAGTTTAAGACAGTAGACGATCTTGCAAAAGGCAAGGCTTATGCTGATCAAATGGTTACCAAGCTTCTACAGGAAAAGAAAGAGGTAGAAGAAGAATTAAACAAGCGGCGTACAGTAGAAGACCTACTAGCTCGCATGGAACAAAGGAACAGTGGACAGATGCCTACCGAGTATAACCAAACTCAGCGTACACACGAGACCACTGCGAACGATGTTAATTCCGTAAGCCTCGATGAAATCAAAGCGGCTATTAAGGCTGACCTAGAAAAGGAACGTCAGGAAGCTATTCGCCAGAAGAATATCGCGGAAGCCTCTGATGCTCTACGTAATCTCTACGGAGATAACGTGCCCTCAGTCCTACAAGCCAAAGCCTCTGAACTAGGGCTAACACTTGACAGGCTACGTGAAGTAGCTGCAGACTCTCCCAAGGCTCTGCTAGCACTCATTGGTGGTCCTGCCCAAAAGACTCGCGATGTGTTCTCACCTCCGGGTACTGCTGTGAACACTGCGGCTAACGCAGGCCAGCAGAACTTCGGTGATCACAAGCCAGCTTCGTATTGGGCTAAGCTTAGGCAGACAGACCCTAAAGCTTACAAGGATCCAAAGAATATGATGGCTATGCACAAGTCAGCTCTTGCGTTAGGGGATCGATACTTCGATAACTAACATAAGGAATTAGCAAATGGCTGGTTTTTCTACAGGTAACAACGACCACCTTATTCGGTCTAACGTCTGGTCAACTCAGATCAAGGAAGTCCTTGAAGACGATCTGATCGGCACCAAGTACGTTGATATGATCACCGACTTCCCTGACGGTGACACCATAAACATCCCGTCTATCGGTCAGGCTCAGGTGCTTGACTATCAGGAAGGCGAAGCAGTCCGTTACGATTCAATGGACACTGGTAACTTCACCTTCACCATCAACAAGTACAAGTCCAGTGCTACATACATCACTGAGAAGATGAAGCAGGATTCATTCTATAT